CCGAGACAGTAATTGTTGAGGCTAAGGCGTCAGGTATGCCCTTGACCCACGAATTACGGAACATGGGCATTCCAGTTGTCAATTTTACACCGAGTAAAGGTAACGATAAGGTATCAAGAGTGCATTCTGTGTCTCCGTTGTTTGAAGCGGGCATGGTTTGGGCCCCCGATGAAACTTTTGCAGACGAAATGATAGAAGAGGTTGCAGCTTTTCCAAATGGAGAGTATGATGACCTTGTAGATAGTATGACACAGGCCTTAATGAGGTACCGTCAAGGTAATTTTGTACAATTACCGAGTGACGATTGGGGCGAAGAGGTTGATTCTGTCAAAGTAAGAGCGTATTATTGAGGGTAAGATGGCTGATTCTGTAGTAAAAAATGCAAACAAAGAAAAATATGACGAAGATGCTATCTTCGATCGTTTGTTAGAAGAAACACTTGAACCAGATGTTGTTGATTTACGAGAAAAACAGTATGAGGGTATGGCACCTCCTCTTTTTGACGTTGATGTGCGTGATATTACTTATGAAGCTCCGACAGAGCTACCAATGGAATCAGAAGGTATTCGTTCAATAGGCTTAGAAATGGGCGGTAATGCTGGTATTGAGACACTTAAACAAACGACTATACAGCTACAAGAGATGCCACCTGACAGAAACATGACAGTTTTGCAAAGAATGATGAAACAAGCAGGGGCCCCGGCTCAGGACCCACGGCTCTTGGCTCAAGTGTCACAAGTCTTAGGAAGAGATGTCTGAACAAACTTATAGAGATGTTCTTTCCCGATTAGAGACAAAGGACAAACAACCTATGACAACAGATGAGGCGTATGACGCCCTGTCTTTCCTACCCGTATCAGGTGAAACCATAGCGGCTTACGAGCTACCGGGTATTTTATCTCAGGCTAAAACTTTGATGCAAGATCCGAACTACAAAAAGGCGTTGTTAGGTCTTGGTTTAGGTATATTAGGCACAGCTTCAGTTGCTCCGGGCATAGGACCTGTGGCAAGGTATGCCAAAAAAGGGATTGAAGACTTTATTCCTTATCTTGGACCAAAACCAGCAGCGGAGGGTGTAGACACTTCTATCTTGATGGCAGGGTTTGGCAAAGATCCAACAAGATTTACCCCTGGAAAAGTTCCTGACATAGAAAAAGCAAGAGAGCTGGGACAAGAGGAGCTATTTCCATCAGCTGTAAAAAAAGAAGATGACATAAAGGGTTCTGTTTACGCTACAAAAGATGTAAAAGGTGAGAAAGCTGAGGATGTATTTACTTATGGTCCGGGCAGTTTATTTGACCCAGCAGAGAAAAAAGGACGTAAACTCTTGATTGTATCCTGTAGTGAAACAAAATGTCCTGATGATAAAAATATGAAAGCGATAGATAGATATCTGGGACCTGTCTTCCAAACGCTTAAAGCTCAGGGTGTTCCAGAAAACGTAGATGTCGCTATTATGTCCGCGAAACACGGACTTATAACAGCAGATACACCTTTGAAAAACTATAATGAGAAAATGACTAAAGCAAAAGCTCAGGCATTTAAAAACGATCCTGATCAGTTAAACAGGATAAAAAACACAATGACAGGGTATGATAAAGTCATTGTACAGGGCGGTAAAGACTATAAGGATGTTTTAAGAACAGCTGCTGGAGATCTTAAAATTAATGAGATACCGGGTGGCAGGGGCATAGGCGATCAACGAGAATTTGTTATGAACGCTATTAATCCTTTTAGAAAAATTAAAACACCTGTATATCACTTTTCAAAAAACACAGACCCTGGTTTTTCTAAGTTTGACACAAAAAGATTGTCTTGGTTTGATTTAGGTCCTCATGTTGGGTCAACACCAAAAGCAGCACAAGATAGGTATTTAGATGAAACTTTTGGAGTTGGTGCTCGATTACAGATAAGAAAAAAAATGCAAGAGTTGGATGTAGGTAGGGACGAAGCTATTGATAGTATGCTTAGGTCAGGGGAATTAGAAGTTCCGCTTGTAACTGGAAATGTAGGTTATAATAAATTTAATATGCCTATTCCAAGAAAAACATTAGGCGGCTCAATACCTTTGAAGGCTGATTTAAGTAAACCGCTTCTTAACCCTGACACAAAAAAACCTTTTACTGAAAATCAATTAATGGAATATCAGGCAGAAAAATATAGCGAGGCAAGAGGAAAAAATTTCACAGCAGATGATATTTTATCTGAAGACCCAGATGTAGATATTGGGGACGTAAAAATGTTTATGAGAAAGTTTGCTAAAGATCTAGCTGAACAGGGGTACACACATATTCCTTACTTAAATGCTGTAGAGGATACAAAAAATCTTTCATATATTATGCTGGTAGACAGACCTAAAGGTAAAACTAAAGTATTACAAAGCCCCTTTGCCAAAAAGGATGAAGAGGCTTTTGACGATCCAGACTTTATGAAAGCAGAAGGAGGCGTAGTTGAAATGAAAGACAAAGCTGTTAATATGTACAGAGGTACACAAGGTATTGAACCTTTTATCAAATATATGGTATAGTCCTCGGAAGGAGACTTAGATGGCAGATAAACCAAGCATGGTGGACAAAGTTCCAACTCAACTCGATGAAGAAGAGCTGAAAGCTGAAATGGATGTTGAAATCCCTGAAGCAATAGACATTGAAGAAACACCAGAAAATGTAGAAATTATGGAAGAAGAAGACGGCAGCGTAGTCGTTGATTTTGATCCTCGTGAAGATAAAGGCATGGACGGTGACTTTTTTGCAAATTTAGCGGAAGATATGTCTGATGATGAGCTTGGTCGATTGTCAGGTGAGTTGAGCGGAGAGTTTGAGGAAAACAAAAACAGCAGACAGGAGTGGGAAGATGCCTTTGCTAATGGTCTTGAATTACTTGGATTCAGTTACGAAGAGAGAGCACAGCCCTTTAGGGGTGCCAGCGGAGTTACGCACCCATTACTTGCAGAGTCCGCTACACAGTTCCAAGCACAAGCTTTCAATGAGCTCCTTCCACCGGGCGGTCCAGTTAGAACTCTTGTTATGGGAACAAGCACACCAGAAAAAGAAGATCAGGCTCAAAGAGTAAAAGAATTTATGAATTACTACATAACTTCGGTTATGGAGGAATATACACCTGAGTTTGACCAAATGCTGTTTTACTTGCCACTTGCAGGGTCCACATTTAAAAAAGTTTACTATGACGAGAACTTAGACAGAGCTGTTAGCAAGTTTATACCAGCTGAGGATCTAGTTGTGCCGTATAGCACATCTGATCTAGAGACCTGTCCTAATATTACTCATGTTGTAAAAATGAGCTTGAATGACCTTAGGAAGAGGCAGTTATCGGGCTTTTACAGAGATATACCTATTATACCAGCACAAGGCGAAGGATCAGCTTTAAAAGATGAACTGGAGCGTATAGACGGAATGTATGCGTCTAACATAGATTACGATTGCACCTTGCTTGAGTGTCATGTTGATTTAGACCTTGAAGGTTTTGAAGAAAAAGATGATGACGGTGAATCTACAGGAATTAAAGTTCCTTATGTAGTCACCATATCGCAGGACAACGGACAGATATTGTCAATACGCAGAAATTATAAAGAAGACGATAATAAAAAGAAAAAGATACAATATTTTGTACACTATAAGTTTTTACCGGGGTTCGGGTTTTACGGTCTAGGGTTAATACATACTATAGGCGGACTATCAAGAACAGCAACAGCTGCACTTAGACAACTCATTGATGCCGGTACGCTATCAAATTTACCAGCAGGATTTAAGGCCCGCGGCCTACGGATCAGGGACGATGACGAGCCGTTACAGCCCGGAGAGTTTAGAGACGTTGATGCACCGGGCGGGGACATTAAAGCTAGTCTTATGTCTTTACCCTTCAAGGGTCCAGACCAGACATTAATGGCACTCTTAGGCTTTGTAGTTGACGCTGGACGGCGATTCGCAACGATTACAGACATGAAAGTAGGCGATGGTAATCAGCAGGCGGCGGTCGGTACTACGATTGCTATGTTAGAACAAGGCTCACGGGTCATGTCAGCTGTGCACAAAAGACTGCATTATGCGATGAGGTTAGAGTTTAAATTACTTTCTAACGTCATGGCTGAGTTTCTACCAGAAAGTTATCCTTATACGATTGCTGGTGTGGACAGCTCAGTAAAGTCAGAGGACTTTGATGAGAGAGTAGATGTCCTACCTGTGTCTAATCCTAATATATTTTCACAGGCACAGAGGATAGCATTGGCACAGACCAAGATGCAAATGGCTACAGCGGCACCAGAGATGCACAATATGTACGAAGTGTTTCGAGATATGTACGAGGCGTTAGGTGTTAGAGATATAGACAGAATACTGAAAAGAACACCTGAGCCAGAGGCAGAGCCAAAAGACCCTGCTTCAGAAAACATAGATGCATTAGATATGTTACCTATGGTGGCATTTGAGGGTCAAGATCATGAGGCACATATTATGTCTCACATGGTTTTTGGATCAACACCGCTTGTAGCAGGCACACCGCAGATTGCAGTATCTTTACAGAAGCATATAATGGATCATGTAAGAATTAGTGCAAGAGAGAAAGCAGCTGTAGAGATGATACAAAGCAGTGGTGGTCAGGCGATATCAGAAGAGCAAATGCTTGATGTAGAGGCTAGGACAGCACAATATGTCGCAGAGGGTATGACAGCCTTAAAGCAGTTAAGTGCACAATTATCAGCACCAGGGCCTGATCCGTTAGTACAGTTAAAAGAAAAAGAGCTACAGGTTAGAGCACAAGCTGAACAAAATGATGCACAGATTGATGCAGCTAAACTTGGTCTTGAGCAGCAGAAAGTACAACAAAGAGATGCTCAGTTTGATAAGAGACTTGATAGTCAAGAAAGACAGACTGCTGCTAGGATTAATGCAGCTGAAAGGCGTGAAATGATGAAACAACAAAAAGGAGGTCAATAATGCCAAAAAAAAATGGAAAAAACGGTAACTCAGTAGTAAATTTAGGTGCTGCTGGGGCAGCAGGTCTAGCTTTCACAACGTTACCTTTCAAACCTGCCGGCGGTGGATTGATTGAAAGTGCAAAAAAAATAGAAAAATTAGGAAAAAAATTAACTAAGAAAGGAAATTAAATATGGGAAAAGGTGAAGGTAAATCAGAATCAGAATTAAGAAAAGAATTTTTTGATGGTCCAGCTTCAGACACCATGAGCTTTGAGCAGTTTTTAATACAGCAAGGGCGTGGCGATCTAGTTAAGCCCATGAAGATGGCAGGCGGCGGGGCAGTCGAACTTGTTCGTGGTGATCCCAACTATTACAAAGATTTATTATAAATATGACACATTGGTTTGCATTTATAACTTTGATAGTATGGTATTGCAGTTTTTGGGCGGGGTTTTATTTTGGTTAGCAGACAAAAAAAATTACAGAAACAATCCATTTATGCTGAATATGACGAAGACGGTGACGGTATAGTCTCTGACGAAGAGCTCAGTCATGTTGCAGATATTAAAAAACTTGAGCACGATCTTAGGAAGCAGAGAGCTCAAAGGCGGATGGCAACTGCCAGTCTGGTTGCTATGGCTGCTTTTACTGCTGCAATGTTCTTTGTTGATCTCGAAAGAGTTAAAGCACTTGCCGATATTAGCAATCTTTTCTATCTCACTGGTGGTGGCATTGTGTCTGTATATATGGGTGCATCTGCTATAATGAATAGAAACGGAAAATGAAGCCAGCTTTTTTACTTATGTGTTATTTGGCTGGAAATCCAGCGGGAACCCTGCATTTTCAATCAGTTAAAACAGCAGACTATTTTAAGTCATATCTTGATAATCAAACTGTAAAGATTGGGGATGATACTAAACAATATGATTGTTTTGTGAAATTGGTTAAAGTAAATAAAGAAATGAGGTTATGGTAATGTTACAAGCACTTATAGGACCAGTTACAAGTCTGGTAGGAAAATTTATAAAAGATAAAGATCAACAAGCTAGATTGAGTCATGACTTGGCAACGCTTGCCTCTCGTCATGCTCAAGAACTAGCAAAAGGGCAGATTGCAGCTAATGCTGAACAAGCGAAGCACCCCTCAATATTTGTGGCAGGAGCTCGCCCAGCTATTATGTGGATCTGTGCTCTCGGCCTACTAACTCAATTTTTTATCATGCCTATTGCAGAATGGGCAACAGCGATATGGATGCCCGATGTGACTTTACCGAGTTTAGCCACGGGTGAACTTATGACCTTAACTCTTTCATTACTAGGACTTGGGGGAATGAGATCCTATGAGAAGTCAAAAGGTGTAGCAAGGGAGAATATGAAAAAATGAGTTTATATAGAAACATACACGCTAAAAAGAAAAGGACAAAAAGGTGCACCAACTGCAAAAAACTTTAGACAAGCAAAAAAAACTGTGAGAAAGACATAACACAGGATTTATTTAGACATTTAAGAATACATACGAGTCATAGAATGGAAACAATATTGTGTGAGAGATGTAAGGTTGCCATGAACGAAACAGAACTAATTTATGTTTATCGTTGCCCTGTGTGTTTTACAGTTGTTGAAGAGCCCCCAAAAGATCAAACAATAGTTGAAGAACAAGACTAAATCTGCTATCTTATATAAGAAGATATAAGACAAAATAGGAAGTTATAAGTTAATTATGTCAAAAAGTGAGATTTATCTTGCAGAAGCTGTTTTTCGTATTATAAATGAAAGAAAGAAACAAATTTCTGAGGC